AGCGGATAGACCGGGATAGGTTTCAAGTTCAGTTGCTTCAAACTTGGACAAATCCCGGCTATCTATCCGACAAACTAATTGCTAATGATATTGGCGACTGGTATCGAAAGTTCAACGTCCTTAAAATTGCTTATTCAGCTCGAACTGCTTCAGCGGTAGCGGCTAGGTTAGTCCCTGCTGGACTTCCAGTTGAAGCAATAGACGGTCAGCCCTATGCCACAAGTTGCGACGAATTTCTCTCGGCTATTTCGTCGGGCAGACTGGCACACTCAAACCAAGAAGAATTAACTGCTCATTGTTTGTCAGCGGTAAGGCTTAACTTTGGCGATGGTGGTTGGGTAATGGGACGTAAAGTCTCAAATACCACAATTACCGGAGCAGTAGCAGCTGCGATGGCTAGCCATTATGCGACTCAGTCAAATGACGGCATAGATATAATCGTCGCGTAGCACACATCCTTTACAATTAAGCCTTAATGGGTGCTATTAGAGATTTCTTCTTCCCGGCTTCCGCTCCACGTCGTCAATCTGATGTCGAAGCGGCTTTAACGCCAATCCAAGTTACGGATTCGGTTTACAACATACTAGGTGGCGCAACTAATACAACTCGCCAACTGGCAATGTCAGTTCCAAGCGTTGCTAGAGCTAGAAATATAATCTGCGGAACAATCGGCTCATTACCTTTGACAACTTTCAATCGCATTACTGGCGAATACGTTGATCCTCACAGAGTTATTAATCAACCCGACCCTAGAGTCGCTGGATTTGTTATTTATACTTGGTTAGCTGAAGACATCTGGCTATATGGGGCAGGGTATGGTCAAGTCTTGGAAATGTATTCGGCAACCGATGGCGGCCGCGTTCGCTCTTGGACTCGCATATCTCCCGATAGAGTAACAGTCGATACAAACTTCAGAAATACTGAAATTACCGGATACAAAGTTGATGGTATGGCCGTTCCATTAAACGGAGTTGGCTCAATCATTAGATTTGATGGTGGCGATGAAGGATTTCTTCACAGAGCTGGTAAAACAGTTAGCGCAGCCGTCTATTTAGAAAATGCTGCGGTTACTTATGCCAAAGAGCCTAATCCATCAATGGTCTTAAAATCTACTGGCACAAATCTGCCAGCTGAACGAATTCAGTCTTTATTAAATGCTTGGAGAGTGGCGCGTCAACAAAGAGCGACGGCCTTCATAAATGCCGACGTAGATGTCAAAGAGTTCGGCTTTGATCCTAAATCATTACAGCTCGCTGAAGCCCGTCAATATGTGGCGTTAGAATTAGCGAGAGCTTGTGGTATTCCGGCTTACTTCCTGAGCGCCGAGACTACTTCAATGACATATAGCAACGCGGTTAGCGAACGGCGCTCATTAGTAGATTTCTCACTTCGCCCAATTCTTAAGGCGATTGAGGAAAGGCTATCACTCCCGGATTTTGTCCCTAATCCGGTAATGGTGCGCTTTGACCTAGACGACTTTTTACGCGGCAACGCATTAGAGCGCGCTCAGGTTTACGAAATCCTAAACCGAATCGGCGCGATGAGTGTTGAGCAGATTCAACGAGAGGAAGACCTAATCCCTAATGAAAATTAATCTCCCAATGGCGATTACCGCTGCCAACGTAACTAAGCGGACAATCACCGGAACTATTGTGACTTGGAACGAGCGCGGCAACACTTCAGTTGGCCCAACCATATTCGCAAAAGACTCAATCGCAATGAAAAACGTTAAATTGTTGCTTGAGCACGATAGAACCCGACCAATCGGCCGTCTTGCTTCTTTTGATATAAGCGATACGGGAATAACTGCCGAATTTGTTTTGGCTAAGACTTTTGCTGCTGATGATGCGCTTGAAGAAGCTGCTACTGGCCTTCGAGATGGTTTTAGCGTTGGCGCAATGATTAATGAGTGGTCTAACGATAATGGCGTAATGAAAATTACCAGCGCATCACTTGAGGAAGTATCTCTCGTTACTGACCCAGCAATCGATTCAGCTCGCGTCTCTGAAGTAGCCGCATCTGAAAACGAATCACCACAAGAAGAAAATTCTGAGCCAGCAACCGCTGATTCAGATCAACCAACCGAAGGAGAACAAGTGTCTGACACTACCGTTCCTGCTCCTGCCGAAGAAACGGTAGAAGCAGCCAAGGTTGAAGCCGCTGCGCCACGTCCAGCGTTCTTCACCACTCCTCGCCTAGAGTTCACAAAGGCGAAATACCTCGAAGCATCAGTTCGCGCTAAAGTATTTGGCGACGACGCTTCTCGTCAGTATGTTCTTGCAGCTGACGACACTACAAGCAACAACGCTGGCTTAATCCCAACTCGTCAGCTCACCGAAATCATCAACCCACTATCAAACGCAGATCGTCCAGCCGTTGATTCAGTTTCAAGCGGCGTTCTACCTGATGCTGGTATGACTTTCGAAATTCCAAAGATTACTGCCGTCCCAACAGTCGGCGAAGAAGCTGAGGAAGCAACAATCGACGAAACAGGAATGACAAACGAATTCCTTTCAGTATCAGTCAAGAAATATGCTGGCGGACAAGAGTTCTCAGTTGAACTTCTTGATCGTTCTTCACCTGCGTTCTTTGATGAACTTGTTCGTCAAATGGAGTTTGCATACGCAAAGGCAACTGATGTCGCAGTTATCGCTGGTCTAGTTGCTGGCGGAACAGATGGCGGAAACCGCACACTTGACGCATCAGGAATTCTTGATTTCGTATCAGATGCTTCAGTTGCAGTTTACAAAGCAACACTTGGAACAGCAACCAACATCCTCGTAAGCCCTGAGCAATGGGGCGCTTTGATGAATCTTGCGGACAATGGCCGCCCGATTTATCAAAACCTCATTGGCAACTCAAACCAAGGCGGAAACCTCACCGGACAATCAGTTCGCGGTAACCTTCTCGGCTTAAATCTTCGCGTATCTCGTAACCTTGCGACAGCTGCTCCAACTGGTGATAACTCACTCATCATCATCAATCCTGATTCATATACTTGGTATGAATCAAGCCGCTTCCGTTTGGAAACAAACGTTGTAGCGACTGGACAAATCAAGGTTGCTTACTACGGCTACGGTGCACTCGCTACCAAGGTCGGAGCTGGCGCTTACCGATTTATGGTGGCCTAGTTAAATAATTAAAAGTGACGGCCAGTCCGCTCCCGAGCTGGCCGCTCACCTAGAGAAGAAAGGGCGACGAAATGCCATCGATAGTTACAGCCTCAGAGCTGAGAGCAGTCCTTGGCGTTTCGTCATCCCTATATTCCGACGCATACTTAAACGACATAATCGACACTTCCGAGAATTTGATTCTCCCAATGCTCGTAACTTATTCGACGAGAATTGAGAAAGTTAAATTAGAAAGCAACGTCGCGTATTATTACACCTCAACAATTCACGAATTTTCTGAGGGTCAATCCGTCGTAGTTACTGGCTGCGGATCTCCATTCAACGCCACAGTCACAGTAACCGACGATCTTATCGAGCCTTATGTTTTCACAGCTGCCATCACAAACGCTGACATTGTTGAGCGATATGTAATCCCTGCCGGGACAGCAACTTTGTCCGGCGCTTCAACTTATGTGGGCAACGCCAACGTTGAAAACGCGGTCATCATCACTTCAGTCGAAATCTTCCAAGCTAGAACTGCCGCTGGTGGGCAGATTGAAGGAATTGACTTCGCGGTGACTCCGTTTCGTCTCGGGAGATCACTTTTTAATAGAATTTCAGGAATCCTTGGGCCTTATCTTGACGTAGAAACGATGATTGGCTAATGCCAGCCTCAACGATTCAAGATGATGTGCGCGGAGCTATAAAGACTGCTCTCGCATCTGTCAGCGCTAACGTTTACGATCACGTCCCGGAATCACCTCAAGTTCCTGCCGTCGTAATCGTCCCGGATTCGCCTTATATGGAATTGGAACTTATTTCTAAAGCAACTACCCGGCTTAAACTTAATTACACCGTTTCAGCGGCAGTTGCTTATTTATCAAATCCAGCATCACTCGATAATCTCGAGAAACTGGTCATCAGTATTCTTGGCGCTCTTTCAGCGTCCAAGTATGAGCTATCGACAGTCGAAAGGCCTACGGTAACTCAAGTCGGAGCAGTTAATTTACTCGTATCCGACATCCGCTTGAGCGTCCGCTACGAGCAAACCGTTTAAGGAGAACAAATGGCAACGACAGTAATAACGGGTCGCGATGTCACTTTCACGTTGGACTCAGCGTCCTACGATGCTCAGGCGACATCAGCAACCTTATCTTGTGAAACGATTATCGAGACCTATCAAACTTTGGATGGTAGGGCCTATAAGTCCGTAGACAAACAATGGCTCTTTACAATCGAACTTCTTCAGGATTG